TTCACCCACCCCGCCCAGGTCCAGGTCTTGCGGTTGCCAGCAGATGCGGGGGTGCGGCTGAGATAGGCCGAGTCGGGTGCGTTTAGGCGGATGCTTCTGCTGATGCTGTAGCCACCTGCTGCAGCTGTACGAAGCAGGAGAGGGTTGGCGCTTCCGGGAATCATCAGCTCAGGTTGGTGATCAAGGTGGCGGTGATCTTGCTGCTGGACTGCACTGCATACACAAGGCAATCCACGGCGTTAGCGGTGGTTGTCAGCGTCGGTGCCGTACCACCTGTGAAGTCCCACTGCGAGCCGTAGGCCAGCGTGCGGCTGCCGGTGCCGTCCTGCGTGATCCAGATGCAGCCCGACTGGCCTGCTGTCAGGTTGCTGGGGTTTGCCAGCGTGCGGTTGCCGCCCAGGGTGACGCTGAAGTTGTTGCTGTCGGCAAAATCAGCGGTGATCGTGGTGCCATCAGTGAGGGCCGTGATCTCACCGCGTTGGCCTTTGGTCCAGGTCTGAGCGGTGTCAAGACCAGGCTTGCCATTGGCGAGGTCATACGCAGTCTTGACCGAGTTAGGCGTAGCAGCAGTGCTGGTGCTGGTGCTGCTGATCGAGTCGGTCAGTTGCAGTTTGCCAGCGGTGCTAGTGGTGCCGGTGACGACGGTCGTAGCGCCAGTGTTGCTGATCGTCACGTCACCGCTCATGGCGACGGATGTAGCAACGTTGCTGCCGTTGCCGACCAGGATGTTGGCGCTGGTCAGCGCGGCCAGTTTGCTAAACGCAATCGCGGCGCTGGCGTTGATGTCAGCGTTGACGATGCTGGCGTTGCCACTGACGATGACGTTGCCGCTCTGATCGGGGAAGGTGATGGTCCGATCAGCGGTCGGGTCGGCTGCCGCTAGGTAGGTCTCGTAGGTGTTGTCGGTGCTGCCCTCAAACGCAAACGAGCCAGCAGTGCCGATCAGCAGTTCGCCGGTAACGGTGCCACCAGCCTTAGGCAGCTTCTCGGTGTCAAGCTCCTCGATTGCCGTCTGCACGTTGGTGGCAGCAATGCCGCCCGCAGGCGTGAAGCCGACCTGGTTAGCGGTGACGCTGGTGAAGGTCTGGCTAACGTCGATCTCGGTCCACTCGTTTCCGTTGGACAGGATGATGTCCGGCGGAGACAGCGAGACATTAGGCGCGTTGCCGCTGGTGATCGTGCCGGCCTCGGACACCACCAAGTAGTAGCGGTTGTTAGCTGCAGCAGCGGCAGGTAGTGCGCTACCGGCGACCAGGCCGATAGCCGTGCCTTCTGCTGTGACCGAATCGACTAGGCCGGTGCCGCCACCAGCAGAGGCGTCGAACGTGCCAGCAAAAACGATCTCACCGACCGAAATGCCGATCGGCTGGAACACGTTGCCGTCCCAGAGGAACAGATCGCGTGTCAGCGGGTTGAAGAAGAACTGACCGATCTGATCGGCAGTTGGCTGCGTGTCGCCAATTTTTGTGATGGCGTAGTTGGCCAGTTTGGCGCCAGTGACGGCGTTGTTGCCGATGCGGGCGATGTCGAGCGTGCCGCTGGTCAGCTTGGTGGCAGGCAGGTCAGGAATGTCACCAGCGACTAGGCCCGTGGCAGCGGTGATGTGGCCTTGGTTGTCGAAGGTGATGCCGTTTTGCGTGGTGCCGGTAACGCTGTTGGTGTGGTTCACCACGCCAGAGCCGTCAACCGTCAGGCCAGTGCCGGGCTGCATGGCGCCACGGGTGACAGACGTAGCAATCGGCAGGTCTGCGCCAGCCACGCTGCTGCTGGCAGTGATCAATCCTTGGGCGTTGTAGCTGACCTTGCGAAGCTGGTCGCTGACCGTTGCGACGGTGTTGTCGATGACGACGGTGTCGCCGCTTAGCGTCAGGCCGCCGCCGTTGACGATGACACCACCCTTGGCGCTGGTGGTAGCGGTCGGCAGGTCGGTGCCGGTGATCGTGCGGGCGGTAACAGCACCAGACGAGCCGCTTGGACCGGCGAGGAATTGAGCAGCAGCGGCGGTGTTGTCAATCGTGGCGCCAACGGTCACGGTGTCGCCGCTGACCGAGGTCGTGATATTGATGATGCCTGTGGTGTCGGGCGTGATTGTGTTGATCGAACCAGCAGCCTTAGCGGCGTTCCATGTGCTGTTTTGCCAGAGGTAGACCTTGAGATTGTCGGTGGTGAAGCCGAGCTGGCCGACGAAATCACCAGTTACGGCTTGCAGTGCTGCAAGGTTGGCCGCAACGATGCAGGTGCTCTGGTCGCCCAGCTTGGCGGCGGTGACGGCATCAGCGCCGATTTTCGTGGCGGTGACAGCGCCAGTGGCCAGTGATGCCTCGACGATCGAGCCAGCAGCAAAGCTGATCTTGGCGCTAGGGATCTCGGCGCTGGCGATCAGGTCAACGCCGTACGCGATCAGGTCGTTGACGGTGATCTTTTTGGTTTCGCTGGCGCTGATGTCGGCAACAGCAAGTTCGTCACCAGCGGCGAGATTGACGCCAGCAAGAGCCGGAAGCTGACTGATTTTCAGGTCGGACAAGGCTCAATCCTCCTGTTCAAGGGCCAAATACGAGTTGGCATCCTGCTCAAGTCTCAGTCTATCGCCATTCTCTTGCAGGAGATACTGGATAGTCCCAGTGCCTGTGCGTAGACGGATTGGACCGGTTGTAATGAAATCTGCTGTTACTTCGACCACGGCATCAGGCTGGAACGCTACTGCAGCGTTTGTAATAAACGCGCTGATGCTGTAATAAATCTGATCATTTAGTTCCGCTTGTTCACCCGTTGGCGAGTAGTTTGCGGCTTTGATGTATAACTCGGCATCAAACTCGCTGCCAACTTCAGTGCGAAGGATCAACTGCAGCAGGTAGTTTGCGGTTTCTTTTGAGCCATCGAGGTAGTCCCAAAAGCATGTAATGCTGCCCGAGCCAGACATCAAGCTGCTGTACTGGCTGCGAAACTCTTCAGATAGGCCGGTGATGTCGATTGATTCGCGGTTGGTGTTTATTTCATAGGACCGAACGGAACCAAGAATTTGTGTGCTTGCGTTCTCGACTTTTACGGAAATTGGAATGTCTGATGCGATGGCTTCGAGTGCAATCGCCGTTGTAATTTCACCATCTAAAGCATCCGAAAATGTGCTGTAAAGGCGGATGCCGCCTAGGTCATCGACGAATACAAACCACTTGCCGCTTGATTGCTTGACGCCGCTTGACCAGCCGGATGTACTGACAAAATCGAGTGTAGATCCATCTGTGCTGGTTATTTCAACTTGATCACCACTGATCAGAAATCCGACTTCAAAATCAAAACTAAATCGCCGCCTGGATACGTTGACATCGCTTGTATTAACGACAGACTTTTTTACGCCGGACGTTGTTTTACGTCGCAGCGCGATGTTTCCGTAGGCGCCAAGGTAGGTGCTCATCAGATGCTCATGTTTTGTACGTCGAGCGCACCAGTTGCCGTGAACGAGATCTGAGCGGACACCACCTCGCCAACGCTGGCGCCGATGGTGGCGCTAGTGATCCAAGCGTTAAATTTAATGTCGGTATTGATGTCGCCGTCCTGTAACCGCAACAGCAAGATAACTTTGCCGCTTGTTTCTGCTACAGATGTTTCCGATACACCGTCAGAACCGGACTTAATCAAACGACGCAGCAACCGGTTAGCGCTGGTGCGGCCGTCGTCATTCTTGTAATACAGAAGCGTTGCGTTGCCTGAAAATGACTGGATGCCAGGTACGAATGTCTTCAGGTTGTCGCCAAGGCTTGTCGTTTCCAGCAGTTCTAGGTCAGCCTGGAATGAGTAGTTGGTGACCTTTGCTAAGCGGCCATAGTCCGTAGTTGCGCCAGCAACGTCGGGATTGAGCCACATGGAGCCATCGCGGCCTGTGTAGATTTTTGCCATGGTGGTCCTCCTTGTCGCAGTCTACCTAAAGCACGCCAACAAGCTTGACGGATACGTTGCTGATGCCCGGCTTGACGCTATCAACTGTAGGTGGCTCTGCATAGCGCCAGCGGTTGCCGTGGGTTGATGCGCCAAGAGCATCGACGTTTCCGGTCCAGCCTGTGCGGGCGCCGTCGCCTGTAGGGATTAAAAATGTGGTGTAGGTGCCAAGCATCTCGTTGAAATGATCCAAGAACAGCTCGGCGTTGGCATCGGTGATGTTTTTGTACTGCAGCGCTAATGTCATGTTGGTGCGGCGGTTGCCGTACAGAATTCGTACCTCAGCGCCGCTTTGCGCCTTGTAAGTTTTGATCGGCCAGTCGCCTGCATCGAACGCACGACTGGACGGTACAAGTGTTGGGAAAGCCATGGCCGTCAGTCTGGCGACAGGTCAGAAACCACCGTAAAACCAGTGTAGGAAGGCTTCAATTCCTGCGCGACGATGCTGTAGTCGTTGGAATCGACAGGGAAGTAGCTGGCGGTGATCTGCGCCAGTCCTTCGGTGTCGAGGTCAATCGCCTCGACCATGTAGACCAACTTACGGGTTGTGTCGGTCTTGACCGCAAAGATGGTATTGAACAACCTATTGGCGTATGGAGCGCCATTTTTGATTGTTACCGTTATAGACGATTCTGTAATCTGGCTGTCGGTTTTGTCCCAGTAGTAAACGTTCAGGGTCTGGCCGTCGGTCAGTGTTGCTGGCGTGATGATTTCGCCGGAGTCTTTGATGATGCCCGAAGCGTCGGGTTGGACGTAGCTTGCTTTTGTGACGACGCGGATGAAGTCACCTGGTGCCAGGGCAAGGCCGTAGGGCAGTGTCCTGAACGTAACGCTATGGGTGCGGTGACGCCTTGCGCTTAGGGCGTACTTGGCAAACAGCTCGGCATGGTGGCGGCTTGTGATGTGCGTGAAGTTGTACTCCTCCAGTGGCCCATTTGGCTGGTCGGTGTAATAAACGACGGTTGTTTGCTCTTGCGGGAACCGGTTGGGCAGCTCGGTGCGGTAACGCACCAGTGCACGAATCGGTAAGCGATCTTGCGCTGGGACATATTCCAGTTGGAACGAATCCTCGATGATGTTGCCTTCGGTAAAAATGCCGCTTATAGGTACTTTTACGTCGTAGAACGAATAGCTTTGCTCGTCGATGGGCAGCGCT